GAACCGTCTTGGCGTGCTTGAAGATTTCACGCATGGGCTTCAGGGCATCGGCGGTGTAGGCATAGCCGAAAATCTTCTGACTATCCTTCAGGAATTCCGCCAGTTCCACAGTGAAAATCTTACCTTCCGCACCCCAATCCATATCAAGGGCAATCGTAGCAATGCCACGATCAGACAGGGTAGCGCTTGCATTGGCAACAGAAATGAAGTTCATGTAAGCGCCGGGAAGGATTTTATTTTGGGTCAAAAAAGTACCTCCACCCAAGGCCATATTATTTCACCTTACCTTTCATAAAATCATTGATCAGGCCATCAACCTGATCCAAAGTGTAGGTTTTGCCCTGTTCCAACAGGTTTTCCAGCAGATCACGCCGGTTGGCGTAGCGCTTCAGGGTCAAAACCTTCTGTTTACTGAAAACCACGGGATTTGCGGCCACAGTCGGGGCCTTTTCAGCGGTTTTCTTCTTGCTGGTAGCCATAAATCATCACCCTTTCTGTGTACCAACTTCCACATCCAATGTTTCCATGGTGGTTTCTTCATAAGGTTTGATTTGCGTGTGGTTGAAGTTCACGAAGAAATGAAGAACATCATCCACGATTTCATAGTTGATCCCGGTAGAACGCAAAGAATCACCGTTGGGAAGGGTGATGAATTCCAAGGCTTCCATCATCTGATCCGCAACGGTGAGCATTTCAACATTATTTCCGGGGGCGCTTGGGTGATACAGAATATCGAAGGGATTCCGTTTCAAAGAACGCCGCCCAAGCAACGGGGATAGTTCCGGTTTCAGAATTTGGATGAAGAAACAGGGTTCTTTCAAGCCCTGTTCAACATCGTTCTGATAGATTTTATATCCATCCCCAAAGGCGGCGTTCAGCTTCATGGAAACCCCTTTGATGATTTCAGTCAGCATCAAAATACCTCCTTCAAGCATTGATATAGCGCCCTTTGCAACAGGGCCGGGGCCATGGTTTCCACTTCCTGAACGGAAATGGTCATCATAAAGCGGCCTTTCACCCAACTTGCCTTCAGGCTCTTTCCAAGGGCGGGAACATAGCGCCCCGGCGTTTGTCGGTGTCCGTACTCCACATAGGAAGCATATTCGGTGGGGTTCAGCACAGTAATGATGTACTGATCACCTTGCCTTTCAATGGGAAGGATTTCCCACGCATCCCGCAAGGTGCCGCCCTGATAACCTGACCAATACTGATCCAGAATGGCACCGTTACGGGTCAGGAAGGTTTTGCTTTTCCCGCTTGCACCCTGAACCTTTTGGGTTTTGGGGCCTTCCAGCTTGGGTTTTACACCAACAGGGGTTCTTTTCTTGACCTTATTCAAAAGAATTTGGGCAATCTGATTGGCCGTTTGGCGGCAAACCTGATCCATGTCAGCTTTTTCAAGCTGTTCAAGCCTTTGTTCAAGGGCTTTCAATTCTTTGAAATCGGTTCTTCCCCAACGGGCCATTAGGCCCACCCCCTGAATTCCTTCAGATCAATTTCTTGGTGGTTGCCGAAAACGCCCGGTTCACCGGAACTGGAATAGATGAACTTCCGTTCCAAAGCGTTTGGGCGGGTCACAATGACTTTGCAACCAGCGGGAATGACCACATCAGGGGTCAGGAACAGCTTAACCGATTGGGAAACCATTGCAACGGCATCACCTTCAGTTGAAGTTAAGGTTTCAAAGGACAATTTACACGGCTGATCCTGAAGAAGCGGCTTTTCTTCAAAATCGGTCAGCTTTGTATCAGGATCGGTGACTTCCACCCGCTGGATGATAGTACACCGATCCTTCCACAGCATTTCAAGGGCCTTTCGCTGGGCGCTTACCATACCAACCGCCTATAACGGATGAATTCACGGGTTCGCCCGTTGATCAGGTATTCGATCAGGTTATTCAATCGCTGTTCAGGGGTGGCCGAACCTTCACCAACGGCAAAGGTAATGTTGGTATCACCTTCCTGAATGGATTTCACAGCCGCATCCAGATCAAACCCTTCCAGTTGTCCACAGTCCTTCTTCCACTTCAGGTATTGGCCCACAACCATTTCCACGGCCATGAATTCCAAGCCTTCAGGAATAGCGGCCTGATTGGTTTCATTCTTGATCCGTTCCGTAACGGAATTGATGATGAAATCAATCAGGGGGTCAGCTTCCGAACCCGGAACCCCCAAAGCGGCCAACAGGGAAATTACTTGATCACGCATTGGGGATCACCGCCTTTCAATTAACCTTCAACGGTGATCTTAACCGCCTTGGTTTCGTCAGTCAGGGCCGCAACATAATACTTACGGCTATAAACGCTGTTCTGACGGGTATTACCGTTACGCTCCTGTTCAACTTCAGTACCCTTCTTGTTGAACAGGGTAACAGCATCCTTGGTGCCGATCACAACAGTACCGGCCACAGCATCCTTCTTGGTATACAGGTTGATACCGCCAACGGTGCCAACATAGCCATTCTTGGCGAAGGCTTCAACATACTTCAGATCTTCCTTCAGGGCCTTACGAACCTTGGCCATGTCAGCGGGGCAGACAAAACCAAAGACGGTAACGCCTTCCAGATTCTCCAAGTTCAGCATGGCGGCGGCATCCACAAAGGCATCAAAGCCAAAAGCGGTAGCGGGATGAACCAAAGTGGCCTTGTTGAACTCTGCGAAAATGTCAGCGTTCATGGTGTTGAACATATCAGTGGCGGCATGACGGGTGCCGGTGGGAACGATCATGGGATCAGTCATGGCTTCCTCGTCATAATACTGGAAGCGGTTCTGTGCCAGAAGGATTCTATATTCCTTCTCAGTGAAACCAACTTCAATGCTCTTGCTGTTGCCCTCACCCTTTGCCAGCTTTTCAGTGCCATCAGTGGCGCTGTAAACATGGATCTTGCGAAGCATACCGGCAGTACCGGTCAAAGTGTTGTCGATGGTACAGAACTGCTGAAGATCCAAATGGGAATTGAACTGATCTTCAATCTCATTAGACAGATAGAAATTGTCATAAACAGTGTTAGGCATTACTTATTACCTCCATAAAGATTTTTGTATTCATCGGGATGGTTTACGGAAAATTCGTAGCGTTCAGTGGGGGTCAATGCCCTAAACTTTTCAAGGGTCATATCACCGGCATTGATGGGATCACTCTTTTCAGCGGCCTTGGCACCCTTGAACTTGGTGCCGGTGCTGGTATCGAACAGGAACGCAGTTCCTTCAGCTTCCACCAGCTTCTTCACTTCCGCATCCAAACCCTTCACCGTGCCATCATCGGCCAGTTCAGCTTTGGTAAGGAAGTCAGCCAACAGCGCCTTAACAGCGGTGTTGTTCTTGGCCTTTGCGGTAGTCAGGGCCATATCAACGGCGGTGCTGATCTTCAGGGCCTTCAGTTCAGCTTCATGGGCTTTCTTCTGATCGGCGTTGGCGGTCTGAAGGTCGGTGATTTGCTGTTTCAGGGCTTCATTATCACCAGCATCCTTCTTCAGCGTTTCAAGCTGGGTGTCACGCTCTTTGATCGTGTCCTTGGCCGTTTTCAATTCGGCATTGACCTCATTGAAGCGGCTCTTGGGAACAAAAGAACCATCCAGCCCTTCCATTACCTTCTTTGCCTGTTCTTCCGTCAGGCCCATTTCCATCAGGGATTCCTTGGTCATAGTGCATTACCTCCATAAATTCAAATTACCTTGTTTACCGTGGGTAGGAACCACGAAATTTGATTTGAACCTTTCTGTTTACCGCCCACAATGGTTCCAAACGGCGATTTGGGTATGAAAAAACCACCACCGGCCAAGGGCCGGGGTGGTTCAATCAACAATATAGGGTTTTAAGTGGGAACATTCACAACCGTTCCATCAGGATAAACGGCCATCAAAGGAAGGTTCCCCGTGACAGCATCCAGCGCATCATAATCCACGCCTTCAACCTTGCACCGGAAAACAAATCCATCACCATCAGTGCCGCAACACTCTTGGATAACATAACCGTATTCTTCACCGGTATCATCATCCGTTTCACGGTAATCCTGAAGGATCTTCCTTGCTTCTTTTTCGGTCATGTTATTTCACCTCCACAGTTGCAGAAATAATGTTGGGATCGGTGGTCAGTTGCTTATCATCCATGCGGAAATATCCGAAATGCCCAACGGAACCTTTGGCAAAGTAATCCGAAGCATCCAGATTGGCAACTTGGGGATCAACATAGCGAACCACACCGCCTGTTTTTTCCGCAATGAAAACATGAGCGCCGCCGCCATAGTTCCGCTTCCACTTCACATAGATAGTGTAACGGGAACCATCCGGGGCATTTGCCAACATTTTCTTTACGGCGGCTTCCGTTTGGTTCAGGGTGAAAGCCTGATAGGAATGTTGATAGGCTCCCGGCTGAATGAAACATTCAGAACCCCAAGTGATGATGTTATTCTTGCTGGGTTTCGGCTTGGCGATAACATCATAACCACGGCGGCGCAATTCATACGCCTGAACACACCGCTGACAGTTCACAGAATACGGGGTTCGGGGCTTGTAATTCGGGTTTGCACCGGAAACCGCATCTTGAATATCCATGGGGGTTCCCAACTTTGCGCCGGTGGCCTGTTCCACCAAATCCAGTATAGCGGTTGCGGCAACCGGTGTCAACGCATCCTTGGAACCACCATCCACAAAGGCCGCTTTCCAATCGGGATATTTCATGTTGGAAGGCACATAGTACACATTTCCATCCTGATCCCTTGCGGCCCGTTCACCAATCACATCTTCATCAATGGCCGGGGCCGTAGTTCCACGGCAGTTGGGATGAAAAGGCGGCACCGTTACGCCGGGTTCATATTGGGAAAGCGGGATCTTCATACCGTCCATAGGTTGGCAAATCTCGCAAGTGTGGGAATCCAGCGTTTCAATGATTTCCACCATTTCCACGCCCAATTCCTTGTAGCTTTCATAGCTTGCGGCGGCGTTAAAATAGGTGGTTTCCGTGTGAACCAACCTTCCCGCCTGATACCGGGAAACCCGGAATTGCTTTTTCACGGCATCGGTGATCTTCTGTTGACCGTCACCCCTCAAAAGCCCTTGGGTAAGGTTCTTCTGAATACCGGTCACAAGGTTGGCTTTGCCTTCCCAACAGCGATCCCGGAAGGTTTTCTTGTCTGCTGTCCACGGCTTTGAAAGCAAGGTTTCAATTTTCTTCTGATTTAAGGCCGTAATATCCCAACCAATACCCACGCCCTTGTGAATTTCAAAAGCTCTTTTGGTGTAACCGTTGGAAACTACATCCTTCAGAAGATCATCAATGCTATCAAGCTGGTTGCCATACAGAAGTTCAAGCTGTTGCTGAATTTGCAACTGAACCGATTCAAGGCGGCTGATATGGAATTTGGCGGAAGCGTTTTCCAGCTTCTTCAGCCATTCCGGGGAAAGATTGGCTTGTTCACCGATCTTGATATACTGATCAACCGTCCACTTGAATTCTTCAAGCTGTCCAGCGGTCAACCACTTCCGGGCTTCCGTCAGGCTGATTTGATTGTTGGTAGCAAAACGGCCATACCAGCGTTCAATATCGGCCTGAATTGTGCGTTCAGCTTCCCGGTACATATCTTCAAGGGCGCTGACACACTGATCAGCTTCCTTTTGGGCGGCTTCTTCCAGAATGGCGAACCGGCCCCGCCAATAGTCAGCATTTTTCATGGGCTGTTCTCCCTTCTGTTAAATTGGCTGGGGTGGGCGGATTTGAACCACCGGATCACGGGGTCAAAACCCGTTGCCTTACCTCTTGGCTACACCCCAATATTGGTGCCGGGTATGGGAATTGAACCCATACGCCTGAAGGCGGCAGATTTTGAATCTGCTGTGTCTGCCTGTTCCACCAACCCGGCAAATGGTAGCGTGTACGGGAATTGAACCCGTGATCCCGGCTTGAAGGGCCGGTGTCTTAACCACTTGACCAACACGCCATAGAAAGTGCCGGGGAAAGGAATTGCACCTTTGACCGGGCAAGGAGGCA